ATTTTCTACGATATGTAATAATGGTCAGAACGCGCTCGAACTATCAAACCTGAAAGAAGTTTGTAACGGTGTCATCGGTGGCAATCAGAGTTTTCCAGATGGCCCAGATACACTTCTGGTCCAACTTAATGTCCCGATCGGATTTCCGGCGCTCAACTCTTACTCGGTCAATCTATTCTGGACCGAGGCTCAAGCGTGAGCAAGCTTCTCACCAAAGTGAACCATGAGCACGGCGACAAGCGCGAGCACTAGGCCGACCCACTGGATCGGGTGTTTGAACCTTTCGCCGAGTATAAAAAAAGCTACACCCGCTCCAAGGATGGTGATCATCCCTTCCCAAAGTGCTGAAACGTACAGCATATTGGCATGGGAAAAGCTGCGAATCAGAAAAAACAGGACGACGGCATAGCCCATCATGCCGAACACCAGGTTGTGCTTAGTCGTGTGGCCAGATTCGGCGAAAAACTTGAGATGGCAATTGCCGAAGATTTCGGCACATGACATGGCAAGGACGTTGACGAGCGCCATTTAGTACTACGCGACATTAGATTTTCCCTTTGACGTGTCGCATCTGATTGGACAGCTTCATGTGCCAGCCGTGCAGGACGAAAATTTGAAACATGAGCATGATCACACTGAGTATGATGCTGACGATCGGCAGCCACTTGACCCATGCTGGAGGGTCTGGGATCTGCTGCTCCTCTTTCATTACTTGTTACAAGTAATTTTTTTCGAGAGCTCCGTAAACTCCTTGGACAACTCGAGGTGCCACGGGTAAAGTACGGTCAGCGCAAAGATGAACGTCAGGCACGCCACGATCAGGGCTGCGACGGGCATCCACTTGAGCCACTTGGGTGCGTCAGTCGATCGCTTCTCGACGAGCTGCTGAGACTCGATGTCCATATGGTACCATCACTGAAAAAAAAATATCTGCATATGGTACGTACCCATGGGTCTTCCGAGAAATTATCGTCAAGTTCCCAATAATACTCCTGTATATGTGAATCGTACACTCCTCCGTGCGTTTGCAGCCGATCCCACTTATGTAAAATGGCAAGCGGTCAAGAATGGGACACAGCACGGCGTCCGTGTTATAAATGTAGACCCCGCTTATAACAAAAACGGAAGAATCAAGAAGCTGTTCGCGTTTTACATTGCTCTTAATAACTCTACCTCGCGCGGCGAGCGCGGTCGCTCACGCGGGCCGGGGGTGCGCAACAACGCGAGAAAACCAACACCAAATAACCTGAATAAGTTGTACCTTGCCGCATTTGGCGATCGTCGGCGTAGTTTAAATGGGACGATTATCCTGAAGCATCGTCACCAACACATGTTTTTTCCGGGCAATTTTCGTCTTCAGCCATTGAATCTCCGCCGCCCACGTCGGCTTAACACTAGTTTTCGAGAGCTAAGATCACCATCACCCAGACGACCAACACCCCTTCTCAAAATTTTGAACAAAAAATGAACTCACCGCCGTTCCATATCCAGTGACTGTCGATTGAGTGAATCGCCCGACGGCGCGACTGAGCGTCCATGGTCCATCGCACGCATATCCTCCCGCACCTCTTCGGCGATGTTCCGTTCGTAACTAAAGCAGCACAGGTTCACCTTTGTACACTTGGACTTGTACGCATACCGCACGACAAGTCCCAAAGCCGAAAAGAACATGGCGGCCAGTGACACGATGAGCACCGGACTGTACGTTTCGTCCATCCCTCTTATTCACTCGGAAAATCCTCGAGTTCGACCGTATCACTGTGTGTCGGAAAGTTTACCAATACGGCATCAGTCAGGCCGAGAAGGCGCAGATAGGCACTCGTCTGTGTCCTGTGCTCATCCTTCAGTGAGCGCACAGACTTGAGCTCGACGACGAGACGCCCGTCGACGATCAGATCGGCACGCATGTTGCCGAGCGAATGGTCCATGAACATGATGGGCACTATACGCTCAGTCTCGTACGCCACGCACGCCTTTCGGAGACACACCTCCATGGCGTTGTGGTAGACGCGCTCGGAAAACCCGGGTCCGAGCGTCTGCCAAATTTGACGCGCCGATGCGTGAACCAGAGCACGCGCCATAGCTTATTTTGTCGGCATTTCTTAAGCTATGACGCGTCGTAACGCACTCATGAAACAAGCGACCCGCTCGCGAGCATCGCTTCTACTCTCAGCAGCCGCATCAAAGAAACCCGTACCGGTCGTCGTGTCGATCACCCCGTACAAAAACAGCAAGGGCCGTGCGATCCTCCAACTGACTCGTACGACGTACGTCGTTCGCGATGGTGGCAAGTACCTCTATGGTATCAAGGCGCGTTCACCCCTCCATCTACTGATGGGTGCGCCGCGTGCTATTCGCCCGAGACGTCGTGCGTAGATTTGCGTTTGGATCGAAACGAGTGATGTACCACGCATTGGGTGCCCTTTTCTTGGTGACGAGCACGTACTTGTACAGGCGCGCGACAGCCCATTGAGGCGCCGTCGCTCCCGGTCGGCTCCCACCCGTTTTCCACGCCTTCAGGCGTTATTGGATTTTTGAGCACGTCTATAGAAATTTCTCCGAGCAGCTTGAAACATAGATTGGTTTCGCCATTTTTCCAAGGCTGCGCGTGAAACGGATCTTTTACGCCGTGTCACATTGAGAGTCTTTTTGGCTATATTTTTCAAAGACGGCGATGAAGCCTTAATAAGTTCTGGAATGACGTGTGTATTAAAATAATTATTCATAGCCCTGTTTACCACATTTTTATTCTTCCACATAGGAGGATGCACGGTATTTCCAGGAGTTTTTAGAACGTATCTATTGTTTGTATTAATGTTTCGAATAATCTGTCTAATTTTATGCTGAGCTGCAGTTGCTTCCCTCCAATTCGTCCCAGGACTAGGCCACGAATACACAGTATATGTTACTCCTCTCCATTTATATGGGGTTATTAGTACAGGCAATGCGTTCTTCGCATTCTTGTATACTTTGTAATGGTTTAATTGAACACCTCTTGCAGCAGCCTTTGCAGCGGTTCTAGCCACAGCCGTGTTTCTATTCATTTATATGATTGTATATTTTATTTTACACACCTACTAGCGCCGCAGATTCTGATCAGGATCGGCACGGGTCGCGTACCACGCCCTAGGCGCCTTGCCCTTCGTCACGAGCACGTATTTATACACGCGCGCCACCGCCCATTGAGGCGCAGTCGTACCGGGTCGGCTCCCACCAGTCTTCCAGGCCTTGAGACCGCGGTCGTACACCGTGTTGAGTGTCGCACGATGGATGCCCGTCCGCTTGGCGATCGCATCCTTGTTGAACTTGAGGCCCGGGTACGTCGTGTGGAACAGCTGAGTCCACTTGGACTTTTTACGAGCACCGCCTGCATTCGAACGCCCGAGCTTCAGGGCACCGTACGATACCCGTCGGCGTTTCAAGAGTTCCCTTTCGCGCGTGAGTCCCATTGATTTACTCAGACCCGAGAAGTACCGCTCCGGCCAACTGCGCGTGATGGTCACATGACGCGGCCGTCGATGCATTACTTGAGGCGCATACTTTTTCCGCACGGAATGGTAGATGGAACAAGTGTCGTATATACATGTCGACTCGCGTAACCGCGACACGACACTGTTCCCGTTTTCGAACACGTACACCGTGTTTCTGAACAAACCCATCACAAACGTGACGCGGGTCGATCTCGTGTCGGCCATCGTCACGAATCCGTCCACTGCTAATGCCTACATCTGGCTGGACATTACCGAACTGCGCACACCATCGACGTACGATGCACGTAAACTGACGTTGACAAATGTTGGCCCGCTCGCCTCACCCACTCTACCCATTCTGACAATCAGTGCACTCGTGACATCGACCACTATCATCGGACAGGCGAATCAAGTGTACAGGAACATCGCATCGACCGCCACGGGGAACGGTACGGGTGCACGATTTACCGTGACGCGTAATGGGTCAGGTGTTCCGACCGTCGCACTCGCCGCGGCCGGAAGTGGGTACTCGGTCGGTGTTACAATTACACTTGCAGGTGCAACTGTCGGTGGAACGACGCCGACCGACAACATCACATTCACGGTCGCGTCCGTAGGGTCGAATCAAATTCAAAGTAACCAGACGTCGAGTCTGACACCCGCAACGTCATTCGCTGTCATCCCGATGGATGTCGCTCAAAACTTTCAACGGACGTTCAAAGAGACCACCGATTATGCATGGTCGGTGACGTACCCGTCACGACTCGATTCGATCGAGCGCCTGACGGTTCGCTGGCTTGATTATACCGGCTCGGTTGTACAATTTGGTGGCCCTGGCACAAACACGTTCGATCCAAACATGTTTGTCCTCCGGGTCTACACACAGTTTGTACCTACTGCACCCGAACGTCCGCTCAGTCTACCCCCACCGGTTCGCGAGGGACTCTTCGAAGACAAGTCAAAGGTGTACCTAGGTGCCCTTGCGACGCTCGTCATCGGACTCATCATGATCATGCTCGTCCGTAAACGGACTTAAATCGCGCGGGCACGCAGCCACAAACGGTCACCACGGTAAGTACTCGATGCCCTCTTCTGGCTACGCTTCGTGTACGTCTCGACCAGTTGTAGGTGACGGAGTACCGACGCGGGACGCTGGTGACCCTTGTTGATCGCATTCAGTAGCGCACGGTGACGCGCCGGAGGGGATGCCGCCGTCGAGTAACCCCACATCGTGAGCAGACCCGCCTTGGGGGTCGGAAGCACTTTGGGTCCGTGCCCCGGGCGGCCCAGATTCCGGATCATGCTCGACGGAACGTAGACGCGTCGCGGCGTTCGACCCGTCTTCCGACGCGTGTACGCAACACGCCGGATCAGACGCATTTACTCTACACAGAGACTTTTTCGTCTGAGCGTGACCAGCTGTGAACATCCGAAGTTTCATGTCATTCGACGCCCCGAAATCGAACGTATCAATGTCACCTGCAATGAGGCCTATGCGGGGAAACATGGGGTATCTTTGACGCAGAGTCATGGCTGCACCGAGGATACACAGGGCATACGACTTGAGATCCTTTACGTCAGTTGTCCATTCGTCGGCAATGCCAAATGCCAGTACGGATTTTGGATCCTGACCTACGAGTGGACCCCCTGGGATTGCCTCGAGCGTGCCGCCGTCGATGTACCGCCATGGCCCGTGTCGATTGCTCTGAAAGAGAAATGGTATCGAGACGGACATGCACACCGCGTCGAGGACAGACATAGACGGTGACGTGTCGACCGAAAAGTAATGCGTCGCGTGCAAATCGATACAGCATGCCGCCACGTGGAATTTTACGGGCCAGTGTGCATACAGCTCCGCGAACGTGATGTCATCACTGGGTATAAAGTGCCTTACAGTGTCGATAAACACTGACCGAATTTTTTTGGTACTCACGAGACCAAACGATTTGAGAAGCACCTTGATGTTCGGTTTCATGATATCCTTGATCGGTACGGCAAGGCTATACTCGAGCATCTTTTGAATGTCACCCTTTGCGAGGATGTACATGAGGCCGATGATGGCACCTGCGGATGCACCGGCAATTGATTCGAGATCGTTGAGTGCACTGGCATCCGACAGTGCACTGAGCGCCCCCAAGTACATAAAATACCCCATCGCACCTGGCCCAAAAGCCAGGTGCTTCATACTACTTCAATTTAATAGTAACGCGGAAACTGGCCGCGCATGAACGAAAAGACGAGCGCAAACACGACGGCGTGCACAGCAACGGCAGCCTGCGAGCTCTGGCCAGACATGAACACGCCACGGCTGCCTGGGGGCAACGTCAGAAGCACGCCTGGTGACAGCAGGACGAACAGCAGGGCTGGTACAACCAGATCAGCCGGGCGGAGCGACAGACGCAGCACGAAGCGAGCCAGCACGTAGTACACCAGTGACAGGACGATCGCGTGGATAAAGACCGTCTTCAGCGAGCTCTGGCAGCCTGGGAACAGCTTCAGGCTCGGTAGAGCCAGAATCAGACCCGGGCTGAGCAGCGCAAACAGAATCGCGGGCGTGAGCACCTTGGGACCAGTGATATCAATAGGCATTTATAATACCCACTGAAAAAAAAGTTAGCTCGAGTGCCGACTGACATACTGGACAAAAGACGGAAAGGTGGCATGGTTCAGAATCGAGCTCGAAATACCAGAGTCTTTGATGTACGTCTGGAGCGACATCCACATGTTCAGAATGTGCTCCGAGTTCCAATCCTGCCACGACTCTGGATCGAGCACCTGATCCTGGTCATCTTGCATGTCGTCGTCGGGAGCATCCTCAGCCTGGAACGCATCGTACGCATACTCGTTGTTGACACCCATTGTGTTTGCTACTTGATGTACTGACGCGCCAGATCCTTAGACCTTGCGAACCGTGAGCACGTCGCGCTCCTTGACAGGCGCCGCGTCAAGTATCGCCTGGAAAGCACCTTCGACCTGCGTGTCATTCCCACCGAAAAAGGCGGAAAGACCGGCGATAATCACCTCTTTTGTGATGCTCCCCTTGCCCTCCTTCTTCTGGTAGGACACCTTGTGCCCATCCACCTTGACGTCGACGTCAACCGCCTCCGTCTTCATATACGTTTGGACCTCAGATCGAAGCTCCTTCTCGCGCTTGTTCAGGACACTAATGTCCGCGCGAGCAGCTTTGAGCTGAGTCTTGAGACCGAGCCACTCGGTCATGGTATCACGCATGCTGGCCATTTAACTCAACGGTGCATGTTTTTTTTATCTATTTGTACTCGTTCTGGGTGTCCCTTACTTGTACTCGTTCTGGATCTCAAACTTGGGGCGCATCGTGTCGGGCGGGATCGTCGACAGGTTGAAGATGCTCACAGCCTCGCGCGGGTTTGCGGGCTCGGAGCGCTCCTGGAGGTTAGCGTTGCGCAGAACACCGCCTGCCGTCTCGGGGAAGCCAATCTGGGCACGCGGGTCCAGGAAGTTCTGACCGGACAGGATGGCATCCGGGCTAAACTGGCCGAAATCCTCGGTCGTCACCACCTCCTTGGGGATCAGACCCACGTTGGGATCGGTCGGCGTCTGGCCAATCTTAAAGCCGACACCGCTGGCCATCGCGGCGAACGGAGCAAACATGCCACCGTCCGTCTCGCTGCCCTGGATATCACCAGCCATGCCACCCGTCACACCCTTGGCCTCGACTGTCGGAGACGCACCCTCTGGTGCCGTGACAAACCCGCTGCTCTGGGGCATGAAGAGCATCAGCGTAATCAGAAAAAGAAGCACCAAGATAGCCAGACCTTTGCCGTCCATTTATATTGTACGCCGACTTTTTTTACAGGTCGACATCCGACTCCTCCTCCTCGGCTGGGTCATCCTTGAAAAGATATTCCCGGGGAAACTTGGGCTTCTGAGGCGCCTTGACACGCCCCTGAACCACCTTCCATACGGGCTCAAATGCGCGCTTGGTAAACACGAGACCTGACAGCTCGAGGAGGACATCGACCGATCCTGACTGGACCAGATCGACACGCGCCTTCTGAGTGTCGTAAAATACAGTCACCACTTCCCCCTTGATGGTGACGAGCGATGCTGACAGCTCATGCTCGGGGTTGAGGCTCTTCTGGTAGGCGGCCGTCACAGTCTCATCGGCAATCTCCTTGCCGAACCACAGAACCTTAGACTCTTTGGCCTGAGTGACAATCTGTTCATCAATATCCGAGAAAAGAGTAACGTCGCTTGGGACCGTGATGGTCACTTGATTGCCCTCTGTGACCAGTTTGACATTGTTCACCTGGTGGACGCAACGTTCGCCACTGTCCTGTGTCACCTTGAGAAAGTATCGGCCGTCAGGAAGCTTCGTCGGTACTCCGTACAACATAGTGTCCATAAAACACTTCTTAGCTCTAAGTAATGAGCACGTCGAACACCATATCGACGACGGCCAATTACTGTGGTGATCAGTACAACAACAAGGGGTGTGCCTGTATTCCACAGGTGACCCCTGGTCTGACTCCCGCCACCGAGTCTGCCGCCAATACGACGCTCATCTGCGCATACCAGGAGAATGGTATTCAGTACGGATGTGACACGGGGTGTTGCCCTGGTGGGGCGTGCAGTGGGTCCCCTGGGACGAGTAGTGCGTCGTCAAATGTGGCGTCGACATCCGACACGAGCAGTGCGGCGACGACGACTACAAAGGAACCGAACGGCTCACTGTACTGGGCCATGATTGTACTTTCGATCATGTATGCCGTTTTTCTGGTGCTGGGCGTCGGGTTTGCGAGCACGCGCAGATGAGAAAAACCTTGGCCAGAAGTAGATGGAACCCCTTCCAACCCCGAAACAAACGTACGAATACGTCAGGGACACTGTGGTGTACGGTGGTGTGAAGCTCTGGCATGTGGTGATTTTCATGGTGTTTGGCCCGACGCTGACATGGCCGATGCTCGTCATCCTCCTGTTAGTGTTTGGTAACGAAACGAGAAAAGCACTTAAAGATGTCGTGGGTATGGTAAGTAGAAATGGAGACCTCTACCAACGACCTACTGACCAGCCTGCAGGCCGAGATCAAGGCGCTGCGCAAGGATCTGCGCAAGGTGAAGCAGCTGCTCGAGGACCCCTCCGGTGAGAAGACCAAGGCGCGTGCATCGAACAACGGTTTCAACAAGCCTCTGGATGTGTCGGACAAGCTGCGCGCTTTCCTGAAGCTTGCGGCTGACGAGAAGGTGTCTCGTAGCCAGGTGACGAAGCTGATTAACCAGTACGTGACGGAGAAGGGTCTGAAGGCGGGTCAGCAGATTACGCTGGACGCCACCCTGAAGGATCTGCTGTCCCCGCCCGAGGGTACCCAGATTACCTTTCTGAACATCCAGAAGTACATCAACCCGCACTACATCAAGGCACCGGTTGAGCCCAAGGCCCCAAAGGAGAAGAAGCCGGCGGCCGTCATTCCCGAGACGCCTCTGGCTGCCACGCCGTCGTCTGCGCCTGCAGCTGACAAGCCCAAGGTGGCTCGCCCGATGCTGAAGAAGCCTGCCGCCCCCGTCGCCGCCAAGTAAGGACTTAAACATTGTCTGCGCGTGTAATAACAAATGGAAACTGTTGAGTTGGTAGATCCGCCGGCGCTTGTCCATGGCGATATCGAACAGCTCGTTGGTACAAAGATTCGTGACGTGTCTTTGTATCAGCGTGCCTTTACGCATAAATCGGCCCTAAAAAAGTATCGTGGACTCGCGGCGTCGTACGAGACGCTCGAGTTTATGGGTGATTCGGTCCTCGGCTTCATCATCACGCGTCATCTGTTTGACAAGTACAAGGATGAACAAGAGGGGTTTCTGACCAAGGCGCGTACGAAGATGGTGCGAGGCAAGACGCTCTGCGAGATTTCACTGGCGCTCGGCCTCCAGAAGTGGATTCTCATGGATGACAAGGGTATCCGGAACAATTGGCACATGAACCCGAACATCCTCGAGGATGTCTTCGAGGCGTTTGTCGGTGCGATATACCTCGATCTCGGCATGGTGCATGCCAAGAAGTTTGTCTTTGCGTCCTTTTCC